CTTACCCCGAGTATCAAATTTCAGCTGCCATTAATCTTAAGAAGCTGAATCGATGGTGTGCATTTTTTGTTAGTTTGCCTGACTCACAAAAAACTCTTGTTGACCTATGTGGCCAACTTCCCGACTAAGATCTAAGTCGCAAAATATTTCAATCCCTGCTTCATCGAGCAAATCACAAAATCCCATATCCTCACCGTGCCATGTTGAATGTGGTGCATTCCACTTCAATGGAAAATGAGGACTTGATATATCATCTATTGCAGACGCCTGCATTAGTAAACATCCCATCCCAGTATATCTCACCTGCTCTAGTCCATTTTTTAACATATCAACGGGTTCCACCGGATCAATGTTATAAAATGCTGTAGGATGGAAGGGTTCTACTCTTTTAGAATAAGTTGCACACACGACTTCTTTTTTATGTTCAAGCAATCTGACTATGACATCTTCTGGAAAAGTCATATCACTGTCCAACCACATAATATGATTAGCGCCATGTTTATTAATTGCCGTGTCTAATAGAACTTGACGTTGATTACTAAGGACTGTGCCAGCATCCATGTCAAGGATCACAGGGATTCCTTGCGCTTCTGTATATCTGATAGCATTTACTAAACAAAAAGCAAACATTGCATGTACTAATCCGTTTGTTGGAACACAAATCACAACCTGTTCACTTAGTGGAGGTTGTATATCAAACAATGTTTTACTTGACTTACCTAGCATTTTATTATTCCTGAGAGTCTGTTTTTACGCCGGCTACATTAGCCTTGCGCTCAGCTAATCGGGTCGTCTTGTTAATAACATTTAAAAATGTTTGGCAGCGAGTGATAGATTCTTCGTACAGTTCGGCAGGTAGCTTGAGCATTTGTCCCATGTTTTCTGTTGTGACTGTCTGGCATAATGCTTCTACTGCGGCTTTGCGAGCAAGTTCGCCTACCCAAAATTCTGGTTCGGCTGTTTCTAGTTCTTTGGCAATATTCTTGCCAATTTCTTTTTGTACCTCGTCGGCTTTCTCAGAAAGAATGTTCATTTCATTTAGAATTGAAGTTCTTTCCCATTCTTGCTTTGATACATCAAGCAATGAATTTAAATTTTCAATCTCTTTACAGATTGCAATTAGTAATCTGGGACCTGATAAATTTCCGTAAAGGAAATTTTCTCGTTCAAATGTTGTTCTGTATGGTACCTGGCTTAGAAATTTTCTTGATTTAGCTAGGATTTCGTATTGAGTTAGTGCCATTGTGTGCTCCTTGTTAACTATGTATCTGCAATGCTACATAAAATTTATCCAAAAGAAAAGGGCAAATTTGCCCTTTTCTTATTCTTGTTTACCGTATTATGTGCCGTACGGTGTTGTTCTACCGCCAAAGTTTGAACTCAAGCTAATAGCACCTGTACTGATACCTACATAAGGTCCAAGAGTGCCACGCAATGCTACGTTAGAGCCGGCTGCTGGGGTAGTGTTACCATAACCCTTACGCACGTTTGTAAACGTAATTGCTGATCCAGTTGCTGGAAGGATTGCCATAATTTAGTCTCCTATCTAGTTACCAGATCTTAAAGTTCTGTCTTAGCCGAACCACCCAACTTTGCAATTTCTGCTCTTAGAGCGTCAATTTGTAGTTGTTGCGCTTTTACTGCCTCGAGTAGTAAAGCTGTCAACTTGTCATACTTAACAGTTTTGTAACCAGCAAAAGCACTTGGAGTTACTAGCTGTGGTAAAACTGCTTCAACTTCTTGAGCAATAACACCAACTTCTTCTTTGTCAATAATGCCTAGTCCAATGGCTGTTTCGTTAGGACGGAAAGTAACACCACGTAGGCTCATTACCTTAGAGATAGGATCTGCAATTTCTACAATATCCTTCTTTAAGTTCTTATCAGAATAATAAGCTGTAATTTCACCAGTAGCTGTAATTGCACCACTTACTGTTAGAGCACCAGTGCTCATTGCACGAGTTGTACTAGAACCACGAGCAACTACGTTATCTAATGTGCTTGTTTCAGTATAACCAGTAATAAAACCAGCACCGTTAGTCAATTGGTTGGTGTTAGTTGGAATTGTGAATACACCAGTTGAACTGTTGTAAGCACCAGAACCAGCTGTGAAGCTAACTGCACTACGTGCGCGAGCGTCAGTGAAGTATAAGTTGGTACCTTCAGTGATACCGCTTGTACTTGGAGTTGTATAGCTGAATACGCCAGTTGAACTATTGTAGCTTAAAGAACCACTTGCACTAACTGCACCACGTGCGCGAGCGTTTGTAAAGTATAGGTTTGCTGAACCTTCACTGACATTGTCAGTGTTTGCGTTCAAGCTAACTGTAGCAGTAGAACCTTCACCTTGTGTGTGGCTAACACTAATACCAGTACCTGCAGATACGTTAACCATGTAGTTACCAGTGGTATCTGTACCTAATGCAACTGTATTACTTGCTACTGTTGTAGATAGAGACACGTTACCAGAACCGTCAATACTTGCGCTACCTGTTACATCGCCAGTTAAAGACAATGTACGTGCTGTTGACCACTTACCTGCTGCTCTTGCGTAATCAACATAACCGCTTGTTCCTTCACCAGAACCGTCGTCTGTTAGAGCCTTGGCTGCAAGAATAGAAACGTTACGCTCTAGATCCGCAATGCGGCGTAAGCTAGACTTACTACCTGTAAAAACAATATCATTATCACCAACGCTAGTTGCTTCAACTAACGTACCACTGCTGTTATATTTGTATCTTTTAGAAGCGTCAAGAGATTGAGCTGTAGTGCTACCTGCGCTTCGTAATTCACGTTTTGAAGACATTTTTAATCCTCCTTATGGGGTTAACTAGTTCGAAGGAATAATCTTTTATTCCCATTGCCGTTTTAAACGCATCAGCAAGGGGATGTCATACCCCTTGCTTTTGACTAGTTAAATTATGCTAACTTGCTACCTGTTACTTCGATTTCATCGCCTTCTGCTAGACCAAAACCGCTAGCAAATGTAACGCTTGTACCGCTTACGCTGTATTCAGTTGGACGTAGTAATGTTCTGTTTAAGAACACGCTGTACTGAATTGCACCAGTTAGATCACTAAATGTGAAACTTACTGTGCCAGATGCGTTTGTTGTTTCTTGTGCCGCTGTAACTGTTTGGAACGTAGCGTGGAAGTTGCTTAATGTCTTTGCACCTGCACTGCCATTGATACTTAGAACACCAGTGTTAGTAATAGTAGCTGTGCTACCTTCACCTGCGGTATGACTTACGCTAATACCTGTACCAGCACTAACATCAACCATGTAATTACCAGTTGTGTCTGTACCTAATGTAACACTGTTGGCTGCTACTGTAGCAGTTAATGTTGCATTTGCACTACCATCAATGCTTACGCTACCAGACAAGTCGCCAGCTAATGTAATTGTACGAGCTGTTGTCCACTTACCTGCTGTTGTTGCTGTATCAGCATTACCTGTTAGAGCACCAGTAAAGCTTGTAGATGTAACACTTGTTAAGCCGGCTAATGTTGTAGCACTGCCACCTAAGCTAATATCAGTTGTACCAACTGTTACCTTGCTATTTGCCAAGCTTGCATTTGGAATAGCACTTGTACTAATTACACCGCTTGTGCTGTTGTAGCTAATACCTGTACCAGCACTGACTGCACCACGTGCGCGAGCTGTTGTATGATATAAGTTTGTACTACCTTCGCTAACTGCATCAGTGTCTAATGTACGTGTACCACCTAGTGCAACTGCTGTACCGTTGATGGTAATGCTGTTATTTGTTAAACTACTATTTGGAATAGAGCCTAAACTGATAACACCAGTTGAGCTATTATAGCTTACACCTGTTGCGCTTGTTGTACTAAAAGCACTACGAGCACGAGCTGTTGTGAAATATTGATTTGTAGAACCTTCAGCTAAATCATCAGTGCTTGTTGCCATTGGATAGTAGACTGCACCGTTATTGGTAAATGTCCACTTATCTGTACCTTCGTCCCAACGAATCTGTGTATCAGCTTCGTCGCCACGCTCAACCAATAAGCCAGCGTTTTGAGTTGGAGCACCAGTGTGATCACTGTTTAATGTGATGATGTTGTCAGCTAAGTTAATTGTGCTAGAGTTAACAACTGTTTGTGTACCGCTAACTGTAAAGTTGCCGGCTACTGTAACACCAGTTGAATCAACTGTAAGAGCAGTGCTACCGTCAACTGTAACTGTAACTGTACCTGTTCCGCTGTCAACTACTGCAACACTACTGTTACCTTGTGTGATAGAACTTGTGCTGATGCCAGAAATTTGTGTGTCAACATAACCTTTTGTTGCGGCATCGGTGCTAGCACTTGGTGCACCAAGACCAACAACTTTGTTGCTGTTCATCTGGATGTTGTCACCAAAGTTAACTTGTACGCCAGCACTGTCAGTGATGTTCTTACCGCTAGTGATTTGTAGTGTACTGTCAACTTGTAATAGTGTTGTGCTGGAACCTAATTGTAAAATACCGTTACCAAGTGTCTTGATACGAATGTTTTGGTCTGCATCAGCAGTAAAAGCAATAGTACCAGAATCGTCTTGTAGAACTTTAGAACCGTTAACATACAAAGAACCTGGACCAACGTAGACGTCTTTCCACTGCTTAGATGGACTACCTAGGTCATAAGTGATATCTGCGCTAGGAATGATGCTACCGGTGATATCAACGTTACCAGTTAATGTTAAGCCTGCAAATGTTGGGCTACCTGCTGTAGATAAGTTTTGTGTTGTACTAATTACACCAGTTGAGCTGTTGTAACTTATACCAGTTCCTGCGCTTACTGCGCCACGTGCAAGTGAATTGGAAAACCACTTGTTAGTTTGACCGCTATCGCTGATATCATCAGATGAAATCGTTACGGAACCGGTTTCGCCGTTAACACTGGTTACACCACCAATTTGAACAACGCTTGGTGTACCGTCGTCCTTTTTAATGTATAGTAAACCATCGTATGTGTTAATAGCAATTTCGCCTAGGGCTAACTGTGCAGTTGTTGGAACTTTACCAGGTGTAGCACTACGCTTTAGAATAATTGTATTGGCCATTTGAGTATATACTCCCTTTCGGAATGAGGCAAGTTTCTCGAGATTACCTCTTCAGCTAGTATTTACCTAGACCTAAAAAAAACGGGCCAAAAGGCCCATTTTGTAAATATTAATAAACTAACCTAAATTTAATATTCCCCACCATCTAAGTTAATTTCTGTTTCTGTTACTGAATCTACTTGCCCAGATTCGCTAACTTGTATTTGTAGTGTTTTATTTGCCGCACCAAAAGTACCGTATTGAGCAACAGGACCAACTTTGCTTTCTTTTGAAAATACAATATTTGTAATACCCGGGACAATTAAACCAGTTGTAATTAGTACCCAATTAGATAGGCCGTGTGTATTTCCTTCTTCTACGTACACTCTATTTCCCGGGCTAAGTTCGAATGACGAATCTGCATCTTCAGCCCTTGTTAATCTACTATCTGCGCTAGACCAAACATAAATTCCATTTTGAGAAGCAACGCTTTGTCCAGCCACAAGCACACGATCTTTGTCAGATAAGGTAACCCCGTCAACAATTGATACGGTACCTGATAAGTTAATATTGGATCTAACTGCAACTCTGACACTATCTTTATAGTCAGAGACTGCACTTACTACATTTTTTCCGCGAAATAATGGCATTATTGGGCAACCTGGTGCTTCTTAGCGATATGTTATTTAGTGAAAAAGGGTGTAGCTTGAGCTACACCCTTTTGTGATCTAATCAGTTAAGATTAGAATGTACCACCATCGATATTACTTTGTTCGTTTAGAACACCACCGGCTGTTAAGCTAGATGTTGCGCTTACGCGAACGAAGATGTAATCGTTAGTTTCCGGAGCGGCATCAAATACAATACTTGTTACACCAGCAACTGTGCTCAGTGTGTAAGAGTATGTTGGTGCTTGAATTAAACCGTTAATAAACACTTGTGTGTTATCAATGGAGCTTACTTCAACACCTGTACTGAAGCTGGTTGTTGTACCGTCACCAGTAAAGTTTAGTGTTGTAGCTGTTACAGCAACGTTCTGTGGAACGAAGTTTTGAGCTACGCTAGACCAAACTAATGTGTAACCATCGCTTAGTGCGTTACCGCCTAAATCAACGTCAGCTAAATCAAACACGCTTGCGGCTGCAATACGAGCATCTGCACGAGCATCTGTATAGTATAGGTTATTTGAACCTTCGCTAATCGCATCTGTGGATGGAGTTACAAATGTAAATGCACCTGTACCTGTATTGTAGTCTAAGATGTTGCTGTTATCAGTTGTTAGAGATACGGCTGCACGAGCACGAGCATCTGTAAAGTAAAGATTTGTTGAACCTTCGTTTACATCATCTGTGTTTAATACAACGTCATGAGTTTGACCGTTAACGCTCCAAACTGCGGCTTGTGTACTGATAATACCGGTAGATGCATCATAATCGATGTTAGAACCGTTACTTACACTGTTACGTGCGCGAGCAGTAGTAAAGTATAGGTTTGTTTGACCTTCAGCAATGTTATCAGTTGTCGAGCTTGATAAGCTGAATGTAAATGTACCAGTTGTATTATCATATGACAACACGCTTTGGTTATCGCTTGTTAAGCTTACGCTTAAACGAGCACGACTCTGTGTAAAGTATAAGTTATTTGTACCTTCTGTTACATCATCTGTATCAGGAGCACTTACACTGATTACACCAGTTGCGCTGTCATAGCTGACATTAGACCAGTTGCTTGATGCGCTGATTGCGGCACGGGCTCTTGTATCTGTATAGTACAAGTTTGTGCTACCTTCGGCAACATCGTCTGTGTCCATTGCAGTTAAGTCGAATGTGAATGCACCAGTTGTGCTATCATAATCAAAAATACTTGCATTGGATGTTGTTCTGCTTAATGAAGAACGAGCTCTTGTATCTGTGTAGTACAAGTTTGTGCTACCTTCACCAATATCATCTGTATCTAATGTGTCGCTACCGCCTAGGCTGATAGTTGCACCGTTGATTGTGATATCGCTGTTAGATAAACTGCTGTTTGGAATACTTGCTAGAGCAAATACACCAGTTGAGCTGTTATATGTGATACCAGTATTGGTAGTTGCACTGAAGTGGGCACGAGTATCTGCGGCACTTGGACCTGTGTAGCTGAATACACCAGTTGTGCTGTCATATGTAAAGTTGCCATCGCCACTTACTTTGTTTGCACTTACTGCTGTACGGTAGTCAGCATCATCGGGACCTGTGTAGCTAAATGTACCTGTGGCACTATCGTAGCTGAAGTTGCCATCACCGCTTACTTTAGTTGCACTTAGTTCGCCACGAACATCAGCAGATGTAACTTTGGCGTATGTAAATGTACCAGTTGTATTGTCGTAGCTTAGGCCACCGAATCCAGTACCGCTTGTTGTAGCACTGAAGTGAGCACGAGCTTCGCTAGCACTTGGACCTGTGTAAGAAATTACACCTGTTGCGCTATCGTAGCTTAGGCTACCATCGCCACCAGTATCACTTACGCTAATTGCGGCACGGGCACGAGTGTCTGTAAAGTATAAGTTAGTACCTTCGGCAATATCACTTGTAGAAGCATTTGCAATAGCAAATGTAAACGCACCAGTTGATGCATTGTAACTTAATACACTTGTCTTGTCGCTAGTTAAGCTTACTGCATTACGAGCACGAGTGTCAGTAAAGTATAAGTTTGAAGCGCCTTCAGCAAGGGCATCAGTTGTGTGATTACTAATATCGCTAACTGTACCAGTTACGTCACCGGTTAAGTCACCAGTAAACGAAGGAGCTGTTAAGCTACCTGTTAGTGTTAGACCACCAGTAACGCTTAGATCTTTGTTAAAGTTCCAGCTATCTGTAGCACTTGCATAAGTGATAGTTGCATTTGCACCATCAACTGTAATACCAGCACCGTTGGCTGCGGCTGCGTCTGCGGCGCCATCAGCAATAGTGATGTTCTTATCTGTAACTGTTAAGTCAACAGAGTTAATAGATGTTAATGTACCATTAACTGTTAAGTCACCGCTAACTGTTACATCGTTAAATGTAACGTTGTCAGTTGTGCCAACGGCCTGACCGATTTCAAATACACCAGTTGCCTGTGTGTATGTAACGCCTGTGCCACCGCTAACGTCAGCACGAGTGCGAGCTGTTGTGTAGTATAGGTTACTTGTACCTTCGCTAACATCGTCTGTGTCAAGTGTTACATAACCTGCTTGACCGTTAACTGTTGCAACTACTGCACTTGCATCAAATGTAAATGCGCCTGTTGCAGAACTATAACTAAATGCACCAACGTTTTCACTATCTACTGCACTAACATCTGCACGAGTACGAGCTGTTGTATAGTATAGGTTTGTTGAGCCTTCACCAATATCATCGGTGTTTAGTGTATCGCTGCCACCTAAGCTAATACTCTTGCCGTTAAACGAAATACTGCTATTTGTTAAACTGCTATTTGGAATACCAGATAGGCTGAATACACCTGTTGCGCTATCATAAGAAATACCTGTAGCACTTGTGGCACTTAGATCGCCACGAACATCAGCGGCTGTAACTTTAGCGTATGTGAATACACCGGTTGAGCTGTCATATGTTAAATCACCGTGACCTGTGCCGCTTGTTGTAGCACTGAAGTGTGCGCGAGTTTCGCTAGCACTTGGACCTGTGTATGTGAATACACCAGTTGAGCTATCATATTGTAAGTCGCCGTCGCCACTTGCACGGTATGCACTTACGGCACCGCGGTAGTCTGCGTTTGTTGGACCATCATATGTGAACACACCTGTTGTGCTGTTGTACTGTAGATTGCCATCGCCGCTGTTAGCGTTTGCGCTAACTGCTTGACGATAATCGGCATCATCAGGACCTGTGTAGCTGAATACGCCAGTTGTGTTGTCATAGCTGAAACTACCATCACCACTTACTTTAGTTGCACTAACTGCGTTACGAGCACGAGTGTCAGTAAAGTATAAGTTGGTTGCGCCTTCTGCTACGTCATCAGTGTCAGGAGTTGTTAGCGTAATTTCACCGCTTGTGCTATTGTAGCTTAATAAGTTCCAGCTAGCTGTTACAGAAATGCTTGAACGAGCACGAGTATCTGTGTAGTATAGGTTAGAACTGCCTTCTGCTACGTCATCTGTAGTTTGGCTACCTAGGCTGAATGTAAATGTACCAGTTGTGTTGTCATAGCTTAGAACGCTTGCATTATCACTTACTAAGCTGACGGCATTGCGAGCGCGAGCGTCTGTATAATACTTGTTTGTAGAACCTTCTGTTACATCATCTGTGCTTGGAGCTGTTACTGTAATGATACCGCTTGTGCTATCATAGCTAATGTTACCCCAATTTGAAGATAAACTAATTGCATTTCGTGCGCGAGTGTCTGTATAATATAAATTATTTGAACCTTCGGCGATTGCATCAGTGTCTGGTGTTACAAAAGTAAATGCGCCTGTGCCAGAGCTATAACTTAAAATGTTACTGTTGTCAGTTGTTAAACTAATTGCACCAGCGGCACGTAAGTTTGTAAAGTATAGATTAGAACTACCTTCGCTTACATCGTCGGTACCTAATACAACAGCATGAGTTTGACCATTGACGCTCCAAACCGCAGCCTGTGTACTAATAATACCAGTACTTGGATCGTAATCAATGTTAGAGCCATTACTTACGCTATTACGAGCACGAGCTGTTGTGAAATATTGGTTAGTTTGACCTTCTACGATTTTATCTGTGTCTGGTGTTGTCCATGTAAATGCGCCAGTTGTTGAACTATAACTTAAAATTTGGTTATCGTCGCTTGTTAAACTGATAGCGTTACGTACACGGCTGTCTGTATAGTACAGGTTAGTTGTACCTTCTAAGATACCATCACTTAGTGGGTGGTTGTAACTTAAGACACCTGTTGTGCTATTGTAATCTAATACGCTTGTGTTGTCGCTTTGTAGGGACCAAGCATTACGAACTCGAGCATCTGTATAATACAGGTTTAATGAACCTTCTGGAACATCATCTGTACTATAAATCATCTGAGCGTTGATTTGACTATCAACATAGCTCTTTGTTGCGGCATGTAAGTTGTTAACAGGATCTGCACTTAGTGTCAAGAAACCTGTCATTGTGTCACCAGCTAAGGCAACTTTTTCGGCGATAGAGTTTGCAACTGTAGTTGCAAAATTCTGATCATCATTAATCGCACTTGCTAATTCAGACAGAGTGTCTAAAACAGCAGGAGCGGCATTAATCAAATCGCTAACAGCACCGCTAACGAAAGCAGTAGAAGCAATTTGTGTAGTGTTAGCACCCTGGCTGGCTGTTGGAGCCGTTGGGGTACCGCGCAAGTCGATATCATTAATAATCGAACTTGACCTTGCTTTAATTAAAGGCATTTTATTTTTTCCCTTGTATTGAGTTTCTCTGAAACTCGAGTTGACATTTTAAGTATGGTGTCAGGCCAACATAGAGAATTATTAGATAACTAACAACCAGAAGTTTCTCGTTATGTTAACGCTTCCGTTGCTAGCAGTGATAGCAATTTCATATCGACTAGGACTGCTATTATTAGGAGCAGTTCCTACAATACTACCATTGCTAATGGATAACCATCCAATTGCAGATTCGCCTGCATAAGCAGGACCAAATGTAATACTTGTAGCATTATTTACTCCAAGTGCAAAATTAATAGTCTCTCCGGCTGAAAAAGTTCCAATATAGGAATTTGAATTTGTCCAGTAAGGCTTAGACATGCCATAGTTTATAAGTTTTGGAAACACAAATTCGTTTCCGCTGGTATCTACCAATGTTAAGTCCTGTGGGGTATTCCATGTGGATCCGCTAACTTGACTTGTTTCGACCATGAGTTGCATGGTATTAGCAGTTGGATAATCGATTCGTGTAATTTCTTGATTACCAATTTTAGCGCCAGTGCCATATGTAATGTCTGTTGCAACAATAGAAATTGTTGTATAAGGACCAATAGTGCTATAGCTTATGCCAGTAACCCTAGGTCTTGCTCTATCTGTCGAAGTAGTACTCTTTAAGATTTTAACTTGTATACGAGCACCAGCTTCCGGTGCTTCATCAAAGCTAACAATATGACCATCGGTTAATGTGTAACTGTAAAATGGTTCTTGTTGAATACCATCGACACTAACAACTAAGTTTTGTACAGATCCGACACTTGTAATAATATCAAAGTCGTATGTTGTACCGGTACCGCTAAACAATCTTGTTATAACAGTTAATGCTTGTGTCTGAGTTCTAAATTGGCCAAGGTTTGCATCATATGAAATAACTTGGCCATCAGTTGGTGTTGCACTCTGAACGTCAACTAGTTTATCTAATGTGATATTGTTGAGTTCATTGTCAACATATTCTTTTGAAGTTAGTGTTTGCCAGCTTGTTCCATCAAAGTATTCTGTGGTGGTATTATTAGTTGCGAAACGAATGTATCCACCAGCATTAATTGACGGCCTCTCAGATGAACCACCTGCAGGAAGCTTCAAGGCACCTGTGCCTTCTATTTTAAGAACGCCTGATTCAGGTGTTAATGATTCCTGCGAGTGATTTGTATTGATTGACATTATGACTTACCGGCAATTTTTTCTTGGCTACGTCCGTAAGCGGCTAAACCTAATACGGCACCCATTGCAATGTGGTAAAGACCTGCGCCTTGCAATGTTAGCGGACTCCACTGACTTGTAACTTGACCGCCTTGCAATGCTTGCAACAAGCTCCATAAGATTGGAAATATAACAAAGTCACATGTACATGTAATCATATAAATGAATGCCATCATTGGGCGCCATTTACTGTTAATAAAATTACCAAACTTATCGTCTGTTTCTAATGTATTTGTAGCACCTTGAACTGCTACTTGTGCGGCTGCATCAGCCACTGCTTTTGTTTTCGCGGCTTCATCGGCACTTGACCAACCACCTGCTGCCACTCGTGCATCTACATTCATCTGCACTTGTGGGCTCATTGGTCCTACTTTGTCCGTTTGTAAAAATTCATCTAATTTTGGCATATCGGCCTCCTTATGGTTATTTACCAGAGGCTCATTTTTTTGATCCTGCTTCTTTATTAAAAAGTCTAAGGGCTTGATTTGCTACTTCTGCAAAGACATCAGTTCCAGATTCTGTTTTGCCCCATTTTCCTTTTGGGCATTCTGTATCTGCTATCATAACTTTTAGGCTTACTAAACAGCCACACTCAGTGCATTGTCTAGTACTACGACGATAGTATTCGCAACCTTGACATAATTTTGCTCTTTCAAACCGTACTTTCATATCTGTAAACATACTATACTTACCCAATAGAAAAGGGCTCCGAAGAGCCCTTTTATAGTTTCTACTAACCTTTTTAAGGATTAGATGAAGCTTAGGTTGCCACTATCGATAGCGATTGTGTTAACGTAGTCGGCAGCGTTACCTAGAGAAGATGCGCTGTTGCTTAGTTCAACATAACCGTAACGTGTCATGAAGCTGACAGTTGGTTCGAATGTAGCTGGGTCAAGAATAACACCAGAGCTCATTAATGGGATGTATGGGCAATAGAATGCTGGGGCATCCATTTCGTTAGCACCCTTGTAACCGATTAGAACTGGAGCGTCATCACCGGCGTAGTGGTTAACGTATACACGAACAGAGCTGTTTAGTGTACCAACGAACTTTGTGTTTGTTGGAGCTTCGAATGTACCTTCTGTTGTACGAGCGAAAGCAGATGTTGTTGCGCTTTGTAGGATTGTTAAAGCTGTTGGGCTTACAACAATGTAGTTACCAGCGCCACGACGTGTGCGGCTAGCAATGTCGTTAGCGGCACGGTTAATCAATACTGCTAAGGCAGCGTGTTGATCACCAACGAAGTTAGCTGTACCAGAAACGGCGCCTTGATCGTATGTGCCGTATGGTGTGCCTGCTAGGTTAACTAGGCTACCAATGATTTCTTGGTCGATTTCAGCTGTAATTTCTTGAGCTAGAGCGGCCATGATTTCTGCTTCAACGTCAACACCGTGGATGGCTTGTGCGTCTTGAGCAGCTTCAAATGTCCAACGAGCGCTTAACTTACGGCTCTTAGCTTCAACAGTCTCTTTCAAGATCTGGATGTTCATCTTCTTACCACCAACGCCTTCTAGGGCGCTTGTAGCGGCACCAGTACCGGCAGCGGCACCAGAATATTGTTGAGCAATCTTGAATGGGCTTAGAGCTTCATCGTTAGCACTAACTGCACCACCGATAACATCACCAGCGCCAGCACCTGTCTTTTCAGCCATTGCTTCAGCGTAGCGAACACGTAAAGTGTGAATCTGGCTAACTGGACCTTGCATAGGTTGAACACCAACTAATTCGTTAGCGATTGTTGTTGGCATAACGCGACGAATAACTGGTAGAATAACCTTGTTTAGAACAGCAACGTTACCACTAGCAGTAGCGCCAGTTGTAGCAGTTTCTGTCAAGTACTTCTTTGTGTTCTCTAGAACAACTTCCATTGTGGTCTTACGTTGACCTTGTAGACCTTCTACTAAAGCTTCTTTAGTAGCAGACCAATTTTTAGCTTCAAATAGAGCTTGTGACATAATAGTCTCCTAAATTAAATCTTAATACCAGCGAGTTTACGTAACTGTTGAATAGTTTCATCAGCTTCGGCTGGGGCGGCAACAATCTCAACTTGAGGTTTATTACCTGTAATCACAGTCTTCTGCGATTGTTGTCCTTCAACTAATTGTTTCTTCTCACGACGAACTTCTTCGTTTAGGACTGATGGCAAGAATTTCTGGAATTGATCTTTTAGCTTAGATGTTTCTGTGCTTTCAAGAAGTTCTTCCATGATGCCACGCTTGTCTTTTGACAATGGGGCACACAAATCTTGCATTACGCGAACTCGCTGTGCTTGATCTTCCGCAATGCGCTGACGACGAAGCGACTCGCTAATTTGTTGTTCTTTCTGTTCGATAATCTCTTGAGCCTCTTTTAACTGGCCTTGAATTTCGACGATAGATCTGTTTAGTTGGCTTACGGCTGTACCGTCTGCAAACTTTGATGCCATAAATTCTGCAGCAAAAGCTTCCATGATCTTACGACCAAAGTTGTTTTCTTTTGCTTCACGAATATCTGTTTTAAGCTGAGTGATTTCTTTCTTGAAAGTTTCAGCAACAATAGTGTTAACTTTCTCGCTGGCTTTCTTAACAAAAGCACTCTTGGCTTCTTCAATTGCTTTACGACCTTCAGCGACTAGTTTTACGCGAGCGTTAACTAGGCTCTTATGATCTTCGTGCAATTCGCTTAACTCACTTGTTAGTTTACGTAATGCAAACTCTTCAAGTTGAGCTACGGCTGCTTTAGAAGCAACACGATCATTACGAAGTTCAGCAACTTCTCTTGCAAGAGTTTCTGTTACTAATTTCTGTAACAGAGCTGCATCTTCTTTGATCTTGGCAGCATACTTGGTACGCTGTGTAACTGCTTCTTCACGCAATGTTTTTAAATCTTGTGCACCGGCATTGATAGTGTCTTGCATTAACTTATCCATTGCTTCAATAAGTTGACCTTTATCATGCTCGTAACGTGAAGCAAATTCTTCACGTAATTCTGCCGTGACTTCTTCACGACTTTCGGCTAAGTGTTTTTCCCAAGCGGCGTTGATATTCTCACGCACCTCTTCGGATAAAACTACCGAACCTAACATTTCAGTAAATTGACTCATAGCTTTTTCCTCAGACTTTCTTTAGATTTGTAATAAATCTAGTCACCTCATTTTCAAGGTGCTTTTGTGCGGACCTATCGTAGGTCGCCGCGTAGGCCACGTCCATCAGAGCGGCACGTCTACGACTGCCCATTACTCGTTCATAAATTGCTGTTGGGTAAGCATCAGGTGCGCTGGGTTGTGCAACAACGTCTACTGTAACGATTTCAAAGTCAGAGACTTTGCCCGATTCATTAACGTTGCCGGATCCACGGCTGCTAACGCCTAACTTAACACCACTTTCAAGTAATGTCTTGATAATGTTTCCCATTGGAGTTGGGATAAGTTTTAACTTACCATAACCGTTTTCGCCTTCCATCCACATATCAGTAATCATGTGACTTACTCGGTCAATGTTTACTTGCAAATCATCTGGGTGGTCGGCTTCTCCTAATACTGAGAAACCTTTTTCTAGTCTAGACTTAATGCTCTCTACTGCTCGGCTAATTTCATTTACAGGGTAAACACGACCATTATGATTTTGTTGTGCCCCTTGAATAAAAATACCCTTCATGTAGAGATCTTTACCGCCACTGGCTGACTCTTTTGACTCAAGCACTAAATTGGCTTGATCAAAACTTAAATGTTCGCGTAGTGGCTGTATATTCATGATGGTTTAACCTCGAGGTAATACGTTTGCGCTAGAGCCGCCTTCACGACCAGGAGCTGTACCTGGCTTGGCTACTTTACTAACTGCTGGCTTTGTTGTACCGCCCATGTCTTGCGACTTAGGAGCTTTGCCTGGGGCTGTGCCACTGGCTGTACCTTCGCCGCTTGTGCTACCACCAAATTGTGTAGCTGGGCGAGCCATCATTGGATTACGCTTTGCAACTGGGCTTACTGTATTTGTAGCACCTGTAACGCTATTAGCGCCAGATCCTGCACCAGCTGGGTTGCCTTCGGCGTTAGCATCTAGTGAAACTTTTTGTAGTTCTAGTGCTTCGCCAATTTTTGCTTCTTCATCTTCTGGTGGTAGTTCGCCCATATCGGCGTCCATTTCACCTTCTTCACCGGCAGCTTCAACTTCTTCGCCGCCTACCATTTCTTCAAATTCTGCTTTTAGTTTAGCTAATGCGGATTCAACATCCATCATAGCGTCTGCTACATCGGCTGCATCTGCGTCAACTGGAGCGGCTTCATCGCCACCCATTTCAGCATCTAAATCATCTGTAGCTTCTTCTTCGCCACCCATTTCTGGGGCAAATTCGTCTTCACCTTCTTCTGTTAAATCAGATTCAACTTCATCAACAGCGTCAACGGCTTGTTCAGCTTCGTCTTCGAAGGCAATATCGTCGGCCATAATGTCTTCATAGACTTGACGGCCAACGCTAACATAGTAATCATGTAACAAAGCGGCGGCTTTGCCTTCTTCTTTGTTTAGAAGATGGTCCAACGCTTGTTCTAGTACTGTTTTCGTCATTTATATTTCTCCTTGCGCTAAGGGGCGCACGTAGGAACGTGCTTTACCAATAACTACTTACAGATGGCGCAGTTAAAAGCCGGAGAAATGGCAGAAAAAACGGAGTTTTTACTCCGTTGATAGAAATGATAAGTTACGCTGCCGGAGGTCTAGCGTACATTTGTTTGACTAATTTTAATCGTTGCTTTGATTCATAGTCTCTCAAATCTTTCATTTTTCGAAGTTTATTAACGTGCTCAAGACTTAAACGCTTTCGACGCAAGTCGCCAAAAAAGGCTACATCGGGGTCTATTTCGTTTTCGATTTCATCGTTAATAAGAGTCAAATCATTGAATCGCATAATGTTATTTACCGTTTAAATGAATTATGCGGCTGGCGCGGCGCCACCTGGAGGAGGTGTTGCGGCAGCAGGTGCTCCAACTTCTGGTGCTCCTTCGGCTCCTGCTTCGCCTTCTGCAGGACCTAAATCTAAGCCACCGCTTAAATCTAAATCTGCATCACTTGGACCTTTTAGACCAGTAGCACCAAAATCAACTGCTTCTTCGTCGGCTTGCTCGCCAGCGTCAGCATTTTCTTCGCGCCATAGACGTTCATTTTCTAAGATTTCATCGTCTGTTAAGCCCATGAACTTCTTCAACTTAAAGCGATGGGCCATATAAGGTACTTCTGCTAACTGTGTAAACACTGCGGCGCGGGCATTATTCACTTCGATTTCGCGATAACTGCTAAAGTTTTGTGGCTCTAACATGTCCAAATCAAAGCTAGAACTATCAATATTAACGCCTCTATGCTTTAAAAAGGTTTTAAATTCCTTGTCAATATATGGCGCAACTAGCCCTTGTAGGCGCCTGCAATAGCGGTTAAAGCGGAATTCTTGAATTAATGCTGTACCCATACGGCCGTCTGTGAATTGTACGGCTGTATCGTCAGGCCCTGTTGGCAAGTAAGAACTCGGAATACGCAAACCACGGAACAACTTATTAGTAAAGAACTTTAAGTCGTCAATTTCGCCTAGGTTTTGACCACCAGGTAATACTTCAACTTTACTGCCACGACCGTCTGCTGTTTGAGCAAAGAAGAAATCTTCCATGATACTCAATGGGTTATAACTAGCATCCATAACGCTAGCACCACCACTGCGAGTTGGAATTCTACGCTGGTGAATTTCATTTTTAACACGCTCAACGAATGCCATAGCCTGGTGGCTTGGCAAGTTACCTGTGTCAATATAGAACACACGGCGTTCAGGGGCACGTTGTACACGATAGATAATAATAGCATCTTCAAGCATTTCTTTTTGCTTGTAAATCTTGAAAACGCTGTCTAGAATACTTTGTCCAAATGGCCAGGCTGCATCTAAACCTTCGTTTAGACTAATATGCAGAACGTGCTCACTATCAATTGCTATTTCACCTTCCCTACCTTGGTTAGGTTTCGCATAACCGCTTGGGATAGCATACGGACCTGCGGCAGAAGTAACGTTGCTATTTGCTAATGTGTTAACGTTGTCGATTGGTTTAGTTGCTACTTTAGAACCTAAATTAGGATGTACGTTTGTGATAACATACTGCTCAACAGCTCTGCCTTCTGCTTCATTGATAACTGCACGTTTTACGTCGATGGCATTAACAAAGTAAAGCTCAAATGTTTCTGGGTCCCTAAGGTAAAAGTGGTCTCCGTACTTGATTGCATTTCTAAATGTACGGAAAATTCTTTGATCCATTTTATTAATAGCACACCACTTTTTAAGTGATTCCAGCACAATCTTGCTTTCGCTTTCTGTAGGATCATCTTTCCATTTTACAACAAATGGAAGATTTGTTTCTTCGTCTGCTTGTGTACAAAACTCAGCGATAGTATCTAAGGCAGCATTAACCTCGCTATCCATGTCCATGTTATCATATTGAACATAACGCTCAACGCGGTTTGGCTGGCCAGTGTAAACGTCCTGCAACCAACTTGCAAACTTTGAAGTTGCGGCTCCAGGACCTCCTCTAGGACCAGAATCTGTTTTTTCGCCTTGCGGGTCCCAGATTTTAAAATGTTTTCTCCAGCTCATATTATTACTTACCTTGTTTTGTTAGCCTAGCCTTACCGGTGCGTCGATGCCAGAACCTTTTGTATTAGACCTAATTGCAGACAAGTCATTATTCATACCAGATAGATATGTCAGCACTTGTTGTATTACATCCGGACCAATTGCTCCTGAATTTTCTTTTCTTGCAATTTCTTCTTCTGATAGCGCCGAAGCACTTGCACTTACATCGCTTATATTTGGTAGCTTGATGTCACCTGCTTCTGCAATTTGTGCGATAGCTGTGCCAATTTTGGTTAAGTTTTCAGCAGTAAGACGCATTTCATCGCTTGATCCTGCTTGGGCAAACTCTAATAACTTATCTTTGAAATTGCCAAGAGCATTAGAATCAAGATTAACAATATTTTCTGATATTGATAAAACGCCTTCGCCAAACGCTTTTATACCTTGGCCTAGTTTGCTAATTGCATCTGCATATGGAACGAATTGCATTATTCTGTCTAATGGACTTTTTGCACCAAACAAACTCATAATACCTGTAACAACACTACCAGCTGTACCTGCAATCATACCGGCTGTGAATAATAACATACCGGCACCAATTGCGCCAAGACCAAGGCCAATGGCAATTAAGTTAGCCCCGTCAATATTGCCAATGTTTACTATTGCTTCGGAGAACATTTGTGCGGCCTTAGCCGCCACCATTGCACCAAGACCAAATATTGCTAGGGCGCCGCCAAGTGCGGCAATACCTAATGCACCTGCTAGAATAACAGGCAAGAAACCACCCATTACACCTGCGGCTACGGCAAATACACCTAATGCAACTGCACCTTTAGCAATGCTTTCCCAGTTTAAATCATTGAATGTTTGGAAGCCTTTGCCAGCTATCCACATAGCGGCACCTAATGCGGCAATAGCCAAGGAACCCATTAAAATGTTACCTGTTAAGCCACCTAGTAATGATGCCGCAACGCCTAGAACGCCAAGTGCCAACGCTCCTTTAACTAAACTTCCCCAATCAACTTCGTTAAATGTTTTAAATGCAAATGCAGATAGTAGTAATGAGCCGCCTAATATAGCAATAACAGCGGCACCTTTTAACATATCTGTACTTGCTTCGCTTAGACCTTTGGCAATTACAATTAAGCCACCTAATGCAAAAGTACCTTTAAGCATTCCTTCCCACTTAACTTCGCCGAATGTTTTAAATCCTTGGGCGGCTAATGCTAAAGCACCTCCTAGCAATGCTAGTGTGCCTGCACCTTTAACTGTCTTACTTTCACCAAGCTTACCAAGCATTTCGCCAAAGCCTTCCATGCCTTTGGCTGCGGCTCCACTTAGCTTGTCCATGACTCCACCGCCAGCGGCAGAAGCGGCGCCGCTTGCGCCTTTTCCAAATAAGCCACCTAGCTTGTCTACACCCGGTATCTTGCCTAGCAATCCTCCGGCTTTTCCTAGTGCGCCACCAATAGCATCTCCAAGACCACTGATTAATCCTTTGCCGCCGCCAAGTACTGCTCCAACCCCACCGCCTAACGCCAGCGCACCAAATGCCCCAGTTAAGCCAACAATGCCAGCCATTAGTCCTAAAATAACATTACGTAGACTGTTCAATGCACCAGTTAACTGATCCATTGCTTGAATGTTACCAGCTTCAGTTGTTGTACCAATGCCTTTAGCTAACTCTTTCTTTGCTGCCTCGTCTCCTGCGGCAGCTTTAGCCTGTAGCTCTAATTTCTTTGCTAGCGTGCCAGCGGCAACGCCTACATCAAATAATCCTTCTGTGCCTTTAGCACCTAGATCGCCACGTTGCTTACTAATCTCTTCAAATGTGCCTCGCTGTTCTTGCATACCTTGTGCAAGATTTTTTGTATCACTTAGACCACCAGCTTTACCTCTAGCAGATTCAGTTGCGGCCGCAACTGCTTGGAAGTTTGCCATAGCTTCCGGTGAAGCGTAAGTCGAAGCGGCACCTGTTTGTCCTTTGGCCATTAACAAGGCCATTCGGTTTAAATCTTCTTCGTTATTGCTTACGCCTGCGGCTGCTAAAGCCTGTTTAATGTCTTGTGCGCCAGCTACACCTTGTAACTCAGCGGCTTGACCCGATGTACTCTTCTTAAAGTTTTCAATGCTCTTTAAGATTTCTTTAGCACTTGTACCAAATGTATTGCTTAATGTTCGTGCAGAATCAACAGTATCAGCATACTGTTTAACAAGCTTCTGCTGTGCATCTACTTCATTTTTAGCTGTTAATGCAATCGTTGAGCTTAATGTTCCCATTAAGCTTGCTTGATCTTCCTGACTTAGACCCATGGCTGCTGTTGCCGCAGCCGCCTTGTTCATCTTCTTTACATATTCCGGCCCTAATGCTCGTTGCAAGCTACTGTTAATTGAATACGAACCTAAACGTAAGCCACGAGCTAAATCACTTAAATTTTCTGTAGCCTTTTGACTGCTACTACCAAATGCTTTGAAACCACCGTTACTGTCAGAGATAACTTTAATAAAGCTATCCCCAAGGCCAGACATAAGTTTGGCTTGTTTAACTGATCCAATACTAAATGCACCTAAATCAGCAAACGCACCCATGTCTCTAGCACTGGCTGCAAAATTTTCAAGTACACCAAGTGTAAAGCCAAAGCCGGCGGCCATGCCACCAAGTGCTTTGCCTAGCACGTTACTGCTTCCGCTCATGCGCCAGGTTAAATTGTTTAATGCGCCAGTTAAATTACCTTGACCAAGTAGTACATCTTTTCCAAACTCTTTTAGTCCTTTGCCAACGCCCTTGATAGAATCAAGTTGTTCGTCTTGTGCTTTATTAACTTTCTCTTGCGTCTGTTGCCATTCTTCTAGTTCTTTTCTGGCGCTTTCGCTTAGTTTTTCGCCACGAGCCAATTGGTCAGCATATTTTTTCATGCGAGCGTCTAGTAAAGACTCTGCTGGACTTTTTCCCTTGGTGCCACCACTGGATTTGTTTTCTGGACGATTGGGTTGATTAATGCCACCAGTCTGTCCGCCTACACCACGGCCCATAGCACTGGTTAGCTCATTTAGTTTTTCTAGCAATCGTTCTATTTGTCGATCATCCATTATGGTAATACGGTCCTTTAGCCATTAAAATACCACATAAATAATGTTATGCAATAATAGGCCTATGAACCTATTTACCGTTAAGGATTAAGTACATGGATAATTCAAACCCATTAAAAAAGCCAATCAAGATGCCAACTCCCAACCCATTGGCTCAATATTACCGCAGACCGGGCACTCATATCGAGTTGCCAAGTGGCGGCCGTTTTTATAAGCAACCGCCAAAAATGTCCGACACAAACGAACTTGCTGTTTACCCAATGACCGCAAAGGATGAACTTGCACTTAAAAATCCCGACGGCTTGTTAAACGGTGAAGCACTTAAACAAGTACTAGCAAGTGTTTGTCCAGATATCAGTAACGTAAGTGAAATCCCGGCGCCAGATATTGACGCTATTTTGGTTGCTATGCGTATGGCAAGCTATGGCGATGATATGGAACTTGATGTTAACCATAACTGCGAACAAGCAAATGGCAGGAGCCAACGTATTACCGTAGGACTTGGTAGTATATTAGGAACCCTTAAAGCTATCCCAGAAGGCGTCGGGGACGTTAATTTAGCAAACGGCATCAATGTAAAGCTAAAGCCTTATACATTAGACGCCCAAAGCAAGTTGCTTCGCATTCAATTTGTTACAATGCGCCAATTACAAGCCGCTGAAGCTAATGAAAACATTACAGTTGATCAAAAAGCTGAAATTGCAAACAAAGGGTACAACGAGCTGGTATTGTTAAGTCAAGACATTTTAGCCCAAAGTATTTTAAGTGTTACATTACCCGACGGCGTTGAAGTGACAAATCCGGCACATATTTTAGATTGGGTTAAAAACTTAGATCGTGCCACAAATGAAAGACTTGATGCCGAACTAAAACGATTTGGCGAATTTGGTATTACCAGAACCGTAGAAGTAAAATGTGAGCATTGCGGGGAAACATACAAATCAGACATGTTGTTTGACCCAACAAGTTTTTTCGGCGTAGGCTCTTGATACTCGGCACCGACGTTAAAGGGATACGCCGCTTTATCGAAGGTATAGAAAACGAAGCAAGAGCC